ATATCATTAATATTATCCAAATCTTTTGAAATGTTTTTTAAATTATCTGTATTCATAAATTTCCTATCTAATTAGTAATCAAAATTAAACAATAATAAGTTGCGCCAAGTAAAACTGCTAACCAAAGTAACCCTTCTAATTTTTTTAAGCTGCACATATGCGATGCTCCATGTTGAAATCTTCCAATTCATCTAAAATATATGCTAAAAATATTATTTTGAAATAACTTGCTATTCCTTCTTTCCATATTCTCATATATTCAATTTCATTATCTTTATTTGATGTATTGCTGAGATATACAGTTAGAGCAGGTAACATTGATTGTTCATAAGCAGGATTATCTAAACCAGTTGCTTCAGAAGCCCATGCTTTATCATTTTGCATAATGATAGACGCAAATTCTTCTAGCTCTGATTCAGGAAGTGAAACAAGATCTACAGTATAAAACCCGTCTATCTTGTCAAATTCTGCATAGTTACTTACTAATGAGGATATAAATTTCTTTATATATGTATTCATATTAATCATTCCTTTGACAATTACTATTATTACCGTGCATTCCTTCGCACAAAATACATACTACTTCTTGACTCGCTTGCTCTTGCTTATAAATATAGGTTACACTTTGGGCGTTCATTAAATTTACTCCTGTCCAGGTTTAATTTATGTTCAATGAGTTAGGGGACTGCGAATCTCCTAACTCACCGTTTTACTACTCTATTACTTCATACTCTAATAAACGAATACAATAAGAAGCGCTTTCTGTTTCTTCTACCATAACTTCAGCATCTTTTTCATTTCTAAAGACTCCTAAAATCTCCGCACCTTCCATTAACTCATGTAAAACAATATAAACCTTCATTAGTTTATTTCCTCTGCCTTATCTATCACTTGTGCCTTTCCGTAAACATGTTTGTCTAGTACATCTTTTACATACTCGCCTAAACTAACTCTCTTCTTTAGTGCTAGTATCTTTAAAGAAACCAATACTTCTTCTTCTACTTCCGCAACTACTTTCCGTAAATCAGTTACCTTTTCTTTGCTCATTTATATTTTCCTAGTATGTTTCCGCAAATGTTTATGTTTCCGTAAATATATATCATGTGGTGCTATAGTATCACGCTAGATACCAACGTCAATACTTTTTTCTTTTCTTTTTTTGAATTTTTCTAAACATCGGTTAATTATCTTATTGATGGACAATTCTTCTTCCATTGATTGTTTTTTGAGAAAAACCCACAGTTCTTTTGTTATTCTTAAGTTCAATGCTCGATCATATGTTGCTTTATTCACCTTCTCTCTCCATATTTTTATTGGTCAAATAATACATTTATACATTGATGCAATAGTATCAATGCCGGTATTATTAATCAATAATTTTATATTAATGAAATGTAATTAGATTGAGATTGTTTTAGAAGAGTATTACTATCGAATTTTAGACAACCGCGCCTTGCTAGACACAAGACGCGACTTAATAACTTGAGTTCTCCTGAACCCGTGCGCGCTTATAATTATAAAGCAGCCAACGGATAGGTCAACTCTTTAAAAGGATTATTTTGTATGAGCAAGTTTACTTTGCGCAAGCATGTTTCTAGTTTTACCATTGTTTCAAACTCAATCATTAATGAACTCAAAACAGACCTAGAGTGTCTCGGATTTTATACATATATACTTAGTTTGCCTAATAATTGGGTATTTTATAAAACACAACTGGCCAAAGAATGCAAAATAGGCATTAAAAAACTTGAGCGCATTTTGAAGCGCTTGCGCACGCTTGCGCTAGTCGATTATGGACAAAAAAGAGACGAAAAAGGCCATTTTTCAGAGTTTTATATGGACGTCTACGATCGTGAAATCATAAAAAACAATGACTTAGATGAATTTGCGCAACCGGATGGCCAAATCTGCCGTACGGCAATACCCGTCCGACGGTCTGGAGAAGCTATACAAGAAACACTAATACAAGACTTAAAAAACAATAAACAAGATAAAGATATATGCGCATCTGACGATGCGCAAAAAAGTTTTGAACAATTTTGGGTCTTATATCCACGTAAAAAAGACAAGAAAAAAGCATTTGATGTGTGGATAAAAAACAAATACCATGAAAAATCACAAATTATAATCAATAAGTTATCCATTCAGATTTTAAATGATCCTCAATGGAAGACGATTCAATTTGTTCCCTATGCGACAACCTATTTGCGCAATGCGCGGTGGGAGGATGAAATAGATCTTCAGCGCATTATTGAAAGAAAAGAATCCGGAATGGAGCGTGCTGTTAGATTATGTCTCAACTAACAAGGAAGTTACATCATGGAAAAATTACCGTTAGAGCTAACGAAGATTTTGTATATGCGTTTTGCGTCTACTTATGGCGAAAAGTTTGTCAAGCATCATCCTAATGACCAATTTGTACAGTTATGGTGGGAGGAATGGTCGGAAGGTATGGCTGGAATTGATCCCGCTCATATCAAGGAAGCATTAAGTTACTGCCGATTGAACCTCGAATGGCCACCCAGCATCGCTGAGTTTCGACGACTTTGTGAGAGCGCATCGGGTGTTCCCTCAGTTGCGCAATGCTTACAAGCTGCAATCCGCCGTGACTTTAACCACCCTGTTATCAAGATCGCTTATGACAAAGTGGGTAGTTGGGCGATGAAAAATGACAGGGAAGCAGACTTAAAGCCTAAATTTCAGGCAGCCTATACCGAAGCCCTCAATGAGTTCAGATCAAATACAGCTAAATCATGGGCGAGATTGGCGGAATTTAATTCTAAACCCACGCTACCTGAGCCGCCCTCCAAGATTCCAAGCGAAGTCGAGCGCATGGGATTTAAGGAGCGCATCGCGCATTATCAGGAATTATCCAAGATTGCGAAGTCAAAATTAGAGCCTAAAGACCATCCATTCTGGGATGAAAATAAAATTATGCTCGGATCAAAAGAATTTGAGCAAAATATATTCGATGAAAGGCGAAAATATCTAATCAGTCTTGATGAGTATGTCGCAGGAACATTGCCGGTAGGTGATTGGTATGGTCGAACACGATACTTGAGCGAGATAGAAGGCCAAGAGCGAATAAAATCTTATTCAGCCTCATCTACTAATCAAGAGGATTATAAGACGCAGCCACGGGGCTATAATTCATCCAAATCGGCATATAAACCATGGAATGACTAGATGAATCACGCGTTATGGATAACGAAGAAGAATATGCTATGTGTTTTGATCAAAAAAATATCAGATTTGTATGGAGGGGATAATGTTGATGAGCTAAGACAATATTGCAGGGAAGTAGTTGATGAGAACCGTGATGACATCCAGCTTGCATTGGAATGCTTCTGGGATGTGGAGTCACGATTAAAATATTATCTAAGGAGGGATGTTCTGCGTGGAACAATGGCAAAAGAAACTTGAGCAAAATTATGCGTGGCAAAGAAGGGGAAAGAAATTTAAGGCTAATTATTTTGGAGCATTGAAAGCACTTTATGGAGAATCAAATGATGACAAGGACTGTCAGGCAGAAGGATGCACTACCAACGGAAGCACAGGAACAGATCAAATTTGTAGTGTGGTTAAGAAAGCAGGGCTATAGAGTTTCGGCGAGTGCAAATGGAGGCTCACGTAACTTATTTGAGGCATTGAAGTTTAAAAAAATGGGCGTTTCTGCGGGATTCCCAGATATTGAAGTGCCACTACCTGCGGGACCTTACCATGGATTTTTCATCGAAATGAAGCGACAAAAAGGTGGAAAAGTATCAAATGAACAGAGAGAATGGCTATCCTATTTGCGCGACAAAGGCTATTACGCAGAAGTCGCATATGGGTTTGAAGAGGCTAAAGTAATGTGGACAGATTATATTTCACATTTTAACTATGCAGCATAAAATTTAGGTCCGAGCATCAAAGAGTACTCTCCAAGTGTACGGCATATAATGGATCAGCCCGCGGCATAGCGGGTTTTTTTTAAGGTTATTAAGGATGATTGTCAGTCGTTGTTGTAAAGAAAGTGTTTATGTAGAACATACCAATGAAGGGACATGCTATTATGTTTGTAGGAAATGCCATAGAGCTTGTGATACTTTATCTTCATTATCATGGATGAGTGAATGTTATGATGACACCCGAAATGGTTGCGAAATTAAGACAATCTTTAATTCTGCATGAGGGCTATCGGAAATATCCCTATATTGATTCCGTTGGTAAAGTGACCTTCGGTATCGGCTATAATGCTTCTGATCGTGGCATGGATGACGGATGGATTAACGACCAATATCAAAAAGATGTGACCTATTTCTACAATGAATTATTTAACTTCCCTTGGTTCCAACATTTAACGCCGGACCGTCAAATAGTATTGATAGATATGGCTTTTATGGGATGGAAAAAGTTTCTATCATTTAAAAAGATGTTAGATGCGATTTCAAAGGGTGACTACAAACAAGCAGCCTATGAGATGCTTAATAGTAAATGGGCAGAGCAAGTCAAAGGGCGTGCTGCAACGCTTGCTCAAGCCATGCTGACGGGAGTTTATAATCTATGAAGGTAAAGGAGATATTGAAGGATGCGTTACCTGTTATTTCTAAT